ATTGTTTTCATTTTTTTAGATTTTTTTTAGATTTTTATTAAAAAACGCTTGACAAATATATGTCAATGTGGTACAATATAGACAGATAAAACAAATGGACGAAAGAAATCGTCCGAGGAGCTTAAAATGAAGCAGTACGGTTATCAGAAAGCAACGGAGTTCAGCAAAGGACAGATAAGCGTTATCTACGGGAAAGCAAAGCGCGGCGAGCTTAAAGTTGAAAAGTGGTTTATGCAAGAGCTGTATAACCTTGCCGATTACTTCGGATATGACGATAACCACTCTGTCGAACAAAGCGAAAGTGCTGTTAAAGATATCCTTGAAGCTGTTTTTGCTAACGACAATGAAAAAGCGCAAACGCTTATAAACTCGACGGCTGATAAGTGGTATTCGCTTTATGGAAAGAAAACTCAGGCTAAATGCGACAGAAAAATTTTCGTCGCTTAAAATAATTAACCGCGCTTGTGCGGTCAAACGCAAGCAAGGAGTAAATTATGAAAGTTATAGACACATACAGCGACATCAGTAGTTTAGCAATCGATTGCGGAAACGGCAATGTTATTGCTTATCCAAAACAAAATGGCGAGGACGGAAGCACGTATGCTATAATTTTTGATAATTACGAAGAACTTGAAAATTATTGCAAAAATCAAAACATAGACTATGAGCATAACAGCAATTACTTAGGCACGGCAAGATTTAATAACGCGCATATATTGATTGACGATTGCGACGGTATCGACAATAATCATCCAATAGCAGAAAACGACAAATTATACGCATTAAACGGAAGATTTTCTATTCGCGCATTTGACGATATATTTTTAATAACAAAATGGGAGGACTAAACTATGACGATTAAAGAACTCCGAGCCTCTACCGGGCTATCGCAAAGTAAATTCGCTTTGCTTGTTCACGTACCTGTTGCCACTATTCAAACTTGGGAGCAAGGGACAAGAAAGCCGCCCGAATATATTCTCTTTCTGATTGAACAGTATCTTAAATCTTTGCAAAAGTAATATTAAAAGGAGCAGATTTTTTTGTCTGCTCCTTTTTTGTTTTAGTTAGTATAATTTCTCCGTGAACGCATAAACGTCGTCGCTTCCTTTGTTCAATTGTTTGCATGCTCTTATTTCGGCGTCTACCACCGACCAAGCACGCACCTCACAAAGAAACTCGTCCGTCTGAAAATCGTATACATAGTATGTTTTCATTTCCTTTTTCTCCTTAGTACATCAACGACAAACAATGTCCAACACCGCAAGCAAGCATAAATGTTTTTCGACTGATTATCCCTTTTTTGAATTTATTTAGTTTTTCGTTATATCTGTATTTAATCTCTTCCTGCGCCTCTTCCGATTGCAAGTAATCATCAACTTCACTTTCAGGAAGATTTGCCCACGCTTTCCAAAAATCCTTTTTTACTACGTTGTAAAATTCTTCGTAAGTAGGAGCAACTTCTTTCATTCTTCTTTACCTCCCATTTGGTCATCTCTCATTTTCTGCGCCGCAAAGTAATCTTTACTCTCCGGCACTCTGTTTTTAAAATCTTCGATTGATTCGTTTATCGCTTTACCTGTGTATTTGTAAAATACTACGGGTTCTTCTTCATATTCGGGCGTCCATCCAGGCGGCGCATATTTTTTATCAAAATGCGTCCACGAAACAGGCTCGAAGCCGTTTCGCGTGTAAAACTTATGATTACCCGAAAAAGAATCGAGTTTAACTCCGCCGTTCTTTACCGCAAATTTTATTAACTGTTTGCCGCGCAAACTGTCGTTTTTGTTTCTACAAAGAGCCACTATATCTCCGTCGGGCGTTATTGCAACAGTGCTTCCGCCGGGAGTAGTGTATTTCTTTGCGTTCGGATGTTCTTCGTCAAAAACCACACTGTCGGGCGAAGAAACTCGCCAAGCGTCTTTTGGGTCTACCGTCGCTTTTGCTTCCGCCAGCGTGTTTACGAACGTTTTCGTGTCTACGCTTTTATATCCCGATTCGGCGGTGTCCTCCGAAGTTTTCTCGCTATGCTCTCCCAAGCCGTCCATATGCCCGCTTTTCTTCATTTCGGGCGTCTTTTCCGCTTCACCGAAAGCCTGCTTGATTGCTTCTTCCTGCGACTGTCCTTTCTTTATCGGAACGTGATTGCCTTTGACCGTTATCCAACGTTCTATTTCGTCGCTCTCGCCCATTCCGTCCATAAGTCCGGTCTTTTTGAACTCTTCCGCCATAATGCTTCTCCATAACAAAAAAAAGCATTACCCTCGTATTTTAACACATATTTTTCTATGTGTCAATGGTAACGCTTATCTTTTCGCGACTTTTTTCTTTTTCGGTCGCTTTATATTTCTTCACGCTACCATTATAACACATATTTTCTCCAAAAAAGTGCAAACTTTTTGCACTTTTTACCTTTCGTCGTTAAAAATGCCCAACTCGTAAGCCCAACGCTCCGCCGTTATAAGCACTCTGTCGAGCCAATAGCAGTACGTCCGCTCCGACACGTTAAGATAACTTATGACGCTGTTTCGGGATATGTGATTGAAATACCGCAGTTTGATGAGTTCATACTCGTACTCGAATTTGAATGTCGTGCAGGTCTTTTCCACGACTTCGCACCACAGGTATTTTTTGTACTCGGCAAGTTTAACTCCCGATAACGCCGTCGGGTCGCTTATGCCGCTCCCGTGACCTAAATTCTCCAATACCGGGGATTTGGTCGAGCATAAGTCCGATATGTACTCCGCCGCTTCCATACGATTTTTTTGATAATCGTAAAACGCCCTTTCAATCTCTCTTCGTCTGCTATTGTCCATTTAACGCCTCCCGTAAACGTTTTAATTCGTCCGCCGTCATTTTTATGCGGCTATATTGTTTGTGTCCCTCACAGCAAGTACTGCTACTTATCGAATTGAAACAGTGCATTGTCAATCGATAGGTACATTCGTTGCAATTTCGGAAACTCGTTTTTCTATGCGGCTTATTCATTTTCGACCTCTTTAAGCCATTTATGGAAAACCTGCATAATATACTCGGCAACGACATCGTTTTCAACCTCGTAGCAGAGCCTGTCCGCAAACTTTCTCGCGCCGGCGATTCGCTCGTTCTTGTTTTTCGTGTGTAACGCTTTCTTTAACCGCGCGTATCGCTTTTCCTGAAATTCGGCTTCTGAGCGTTCAATAGCCAATTGTTGCAGTAAATCGGCTGTTTCTTGCTTATAGTAACAATCTTTGTTGTTTTCACATATTTGCATTTTCCAATTCCTCCAATCTTTTTTTCGCTTCCTCTTCGGTCAAAAACCACCTTTCACCGTACATCTTCATACTCACCATTTCTACGTCGTCGCAAGTGTGTATGACTATGTCATCCGGATAAACAGAAATACTCGAAACAGGCTGTTCATACGCATAGTTTAACTCACCGCCGTGAAAAAGTTTGTTAAGCCTGAAATTTACTTCGCTCGGCACGACGTATATCGTGTCGCCGATTTTACACGGTAATTCGATAAGCAATCCGTCTTCGATTTTATTTTCAAGTTCGGCGAGGCGTTTGGGGACTTTTCGATAGCCTGCGTTGTAAAGGGCTTCGGCAAACCACTTAAAATTTAACGAACCATACTTTTCGTAGCACTTTTGCATTTTCTTTTGCATTTCTTCAATCTGCTGTTCTTTGTTCATAGTCATATCTCCTCAACAAACATATACGACTGCGGCGGACGAGTTAATGTGTTATTACAAATATCCCACGGCTTACCCGTAAATCTATTGCAAGAATAACAAAGATTTTTGTGATTGCAAGATATTTTGAACTTGCTCAACTCTTTCGGTTCGCTGTAAATCTTTACGTCGGAGATGTGCCAGCCGTAAAGCGGTTTATTTCTCCCATAATTTTGCAATTCTTCTTCGCTTAAACACGTTGGCGTCGTATCAATAACATATCCATAAAAAAACTTTTCTGTTACGGGATTGTAATCGGGGATAACCTCCTCAACCTTATCGCAGATAAATTCTCCGATTACTCTACCGTTTAAGCCTTGATACTCGTCACCATCCGCCCAAAACTTAAAGCCGTCACCTATCTCAACTTTACCGTTTGCAAGCCATAACAACTCGTCGCTTGTACTAATCGCCCCGCACTTATAAAACTTTTTGGGTTTTGTAGCGTAGATATAAGCCTTAAACGGGACTTCTTTCGGTGCGGACTTGCGCACTTCAATTGTCTTTTCCCCACTCGCAATTTTCTCGCACCATTGCGGTTTGATTGATATTAAAACGCTTTTCATTCTTCTACCTCGCTTTTAAGCCAACGAAGCAACGCCTCATAATACAGTCCGCCCGTAAAATTGGACAACCAAGCCGCAAAATCTTCTATACTCATATCCTTTATCATTTCAAAGTTTGTCATTCTACATCTCCTCTTGCAGGCAACACAACCTGCCAATTGTTTGTTTCGCCACATTTTGCCTTGATAATGAACGGTGATAGTTTATCTCCGAATTTCACTTCCGCATATTTGTTTGTTTTTTGTGCCGCTTTCAACGCTTTTATAAGCAAAGCAGGCTGAACGTGGATAGTGTATGTGTCGTTTTTATCGGTGCTTTCGATTATCTTTTCAATGCTCACAAAAATGTCCTTTGGCTGAGTGAAACAATATCTCAACTTCCCGTATTCGACAGGCACTTCAACATATGTATCGCCGTTTATGACTTCCACGATAATATCCTGCGGACGACCTTTGCTCGGCTTAACCATAATCGGCTTTATAAAGCACTCAAATTCTTCGTCTATCGGGTTTAAGTTCGGGACGGTGACTTTTGCCGCCGAATATCCGTCGCACGAATACGCCGTGATTTCGTCCTCTTTTACCACGAGTTTTATGTAGGATAGGTCAAGACGATACATATCGTTACTCAAACTGTTTTTAACTCCGTCTATAAGCGTTGCGAACGCCGTGTCTGTAATTGCTACTCTTTTCATTCTTTACCCTCCAACAAATCTTTGTTATCCCATTTATTTCCGATAATTTCTACATATTCGGGACATTCGACCTCATCTTCACAACAACCACAACCGTCACCACAAGCGAAAGGAAACCAACCACGACGGGCTTCGGAAAAACGCACTTCATATATGCGGTGGTCAAATGTTCTCGTCGTCGCTACAAAATCGCCCTCGAAAATCTTCTTGCCGTTTTTATCGGTTAAGCCTGTAAATTGTCCGACGGTTTCGGGCTTGACTTCAAATGAACAAGCAAACTCACCATGAGTAAAATAAGTTGCGTCTTGTTCGAATATAAATGTTGCTTTTTTGTCGGTAATCACGTTTGTTGCTTCTACAAGATAACCATACGTCCACTCGCCATTGTCTACTCTTCGTCCTCTGAAAATTATTTCCCTCATTTTATCACCTCAATATTTAATAAAATCTTTGCCATAAAGGCGGTTTAACGTGTCTAATACGTGAGCCATTCCTAAGCCCTTGCTGTTCGGTTGCCATATGCCATTTACATACTCGCCACCGTCCATACAGTATTTGTAGTGCTTCGGGTGCGTTTGTTTTAATCGCACAAAACGGCTCTCTTCTTCCAAATGCGCACCGAACGCACAGAACATACAACCAGTGCGTTGACAGCCCGTCGTGCAGAGATTGCCTCCGCATATGCTGTTTTCGTAAAGCATACCGTCATCGCCCTTATATACAATGTCGCCGTAAACGCTTGCTATCGGGATATTGCGACTTTTTAAGAATTGCAAAACGTCTTGATTTGTCCAAAACGACATCGGGTTTGACTTATTTTTCTTAAAAGCGTTACAACCTGTTTTCAGCCACGCCGACAATCGCATACGGCTTTCTTCTGCCATTACAGCCGTTATTGTCGCTTTGTGAAGTTGGTAGACCGACTGTTCTTTCATAATTCCGCAACACCTCCCGCTGATGTTAAAATCGACATCAAGCAACGGTTTGTACTTCGGAACATTGTACATAGACAGTTCGCCGTTCTTATCACGCCACGTTCCGTTCAAGCGTTCAATTCTGCTTTGGCTTCCTCTTTTTGCCCAGTAAACACAGTCCGCCACTTCTTTACCGATAACAGGATAACCGTATGTTTTGATAACCTCGTCAAACCTCATTTTCGGTCGAACAAACTCAATATCGCCTAATGTCTTAACGAACTGCCGTATTTCGGGATATTCAAGTCCGGTGTCGCAAAACACGCCTTTCGCTTCGGGATATAACTCTTTGACGATATACCATAGCACCGTACTGTCTTTACCGCCGCTCGTGGAAACTCTGCAATAATCAATGCCGCCATAATAATCAACGAACTCTTTTATGCGATTTTTGGTTTTGAGAATTTTTAAGTCAAGCGGTAACGCCTGCAATTCCCTCAAATCTTCTTTGGTTCGCGTCATCCCAACACCTCTCGTATTTTTGTTTCCCAATCATCGTTTCGGACTTGAAATGCGTCGCCCATTTCGATAATATCAGGATAATTCGACATTGCGATTTTTATCGGATATTTATCGATTTCGTAGGCAATATATTTAACATTCGTAAAACCCATTTTTTCAAGGCAATAACGCCCGGTCGCAATGCCGTCGTACATTGATAACACAACAAGTTCCTCGTCTTTCGGCACATTTTTTAACGCATTTGATAGAATATGTATAATAACTTCTGCCGTCCACCCATTTCCGAGGGCTTTGTATGCTTGACTGTTTGAAACCGCTTTACAGTAGTTGTCGGGCATTGTTTGCAACCTTGCACATTCTGCTACCGAAAGTTTGCGGATAATATAATAACCGTCGCGCAAATTAACTTTGTATTTCTTGTCTTTAATCGTGATAAAACCGCCTTTTACTTCATACACCTTTTTGTGATATGCTTCCCGCTTACATGGGACAAAAACTTTTTCTCGAAAGGCGTTCCCCGCCGTTAATGTCCTCATTTTTGAAAACGGATATGAAACGCTATATCCCTGCGCCGTCACACCATAAGTATTTTGACAACGCAAACCGCTTGCGGTAGGTATGATTTTTGTCCCGGGACAAGGTTTATAATCAACAACTAAATCGCCATAGGGTTCTAAAATTAGGTTATTTTCTACATAACTCCCGTTTGCCGTCAACGTCGGGGCTTTTTTTTGCTTAATGCCACCTGCGTTATATCCGTGTCCTCGCTGGAATATAACCCTTTCGGCTACCATTTCGTGACGATTTTTACTCAAAGTATCTTCGGGAATAGCACCATTGCAACGTGTCGTTAAACAGTAACTTTTTTTATTGCAACTCAAACTTTCTCCGCTTTCTAAAATATCCGAAAGAAAAATGTTCCTATCAACAGGCAATTGAACTTCACCGCAATTATGCACATAAAAGCGTTGTCTGTTCTGCGCCGAAACTAATGCCGAATTTATCTCGATGTATCTTGAACCGCTGTCGTCCATAAACATTGTGCCGTCCCATACGCGCAACTCTTCTTTTATTTGGTCTTTATCGCTTTTGCCGCAGAAACATTGTTTTCGTAAAGGAAATAATCGGGTTTGAATTTTTCTTTCGCTATAAGATAATTTTTGAATAATTCCCAGCCTATTCCACTTGCTTCCGTTTCACGGTTATTCTTCTGCGCTATGCTCCAATATGTACAAGGCGAACCCCCAATTAAAAGCTTAATCATCCTCTCATTGCCTCCCACACAGCCTCTTCGTCCGAGCAAATCACGAACACGTCGCCGTCCTTTTGCTGGTATTTCTGATAATACCAACGCTTAACAAGCCGCATATCCGCTATTGCTCGAACAGACAAAACCGTTCTCACTTTATCGCCGTTTTTTACGACGACCTTGTATATGTATCGTTTACTCATCAATCTTTCCCGTGACTTTCTTGAACACTTCTTCGTCGTACTCAGGTAACGATTGCAAATATTTTTTCATCTCTTTCGGCATAAACGACCATGCGACTTCGTTCGGCACTCGTACTATTGCAGGAATATTCGTTTCATACCATTCACGGTTGCCTTTTAACTCTTCGGCATTATTAAATTTCGGATACCAATTGAACGAGAATATTTTGCGCCAAACCTCTTCATACCTTGCCACCGTTATCCTTTTGTTAAACAATTTGAGCCTTGCCCCCTCTTGATTTTGACAAAAAATACACCGTGAAACGGCTTCACATTTTGTTACGCCGTAACTATCATTCACACCGTTGCTGGCATTCACACCGTCGCTGGCATTCACACCGTTGCTGGCATTCACACCGTCGCTGATATTCACACCTTTGCTGACATTCACACCGTTGCTGGCATTCACACCTTTGCTATCATTCACACCGTCGCTGGCATTCACACCGTTGCTGGCATTCACACCGTTGCTGGCATTCACACCGTCGCTGGCATTCACACCGTCGCTGATATTCACACCTTTGCTGACATTCACACCGTCGCTGACATTCACACCGTTGCTGGCATTCACACCGTTGCTATCATTCACACCGTCGCTGGCATTCACACCGTTGCTATCATTCACACCGTCGCTGCAACTCACACCGTTGCTTTGTAAATCTTCTTGAATAAGACGGATAAATTCGTCAAAAGTATATGTTTTAACAATTTTCAAAGTTTTTGCTACGCTTTTCTTTCCGTCAGAACTATCAAGGCACGCGTCATACGCTTCCACTTTCGCAAAATTATTCCACTGCACGCTTTCGTAAAAATTAAAGCAATCTTGTGGCTTTTTAGAAAAATGCAACCCCCAACGACATTCAGAAATATTCCCGTCAACAGTGTGTATCGTATTCAGCACCTCGCCGTTTTCATCGGCATAGCAATAATCACCTTGCTTTGTTCCCCACCCATGCGCGAATATTTTGTACCCGACCGCAAGTACAGGCTTATTTTCAATGTCTTTTTCGGTTAATCTGTATGTTTTCATTTTTTACTCCTCAAAACGGAAAATCATCCTCGGCTTCTTTCAGGTCGGTAAACTTTTTGTTTTCGCTCTTATCCGCAACCGTCGCAGTATGTTTATCTTCCGCAGGCTGTTTATCCTCGTTTCTCGGAGATAAAAACTCGACCGTATCGGCGGATATGTCAAACTTTGTTCGCCTTTCGCCTTTGTCGTTCTCGTATGTCGAAACGTTTAATTGACCCTCGACGGCTATTTTGTTACCTTTGATAAGGTATTTGTTGCAGTTGTCGGCAAGTCCTCGCCACGCCGTTACCGGGATAAAGTCCGTTATTCTATCGCCGTTGGAATCGGTATATCTGCGATTGACCGCAATAGTGAATTTTGAATACGATATACCGCTCGTTGTCGAGCCGCCCTCGGGGTCTTTGGTTAAGTTCCCGATAAAAACGCATTTGTTCATTTTCTTTTTCTCTCCTTGATTTTATTCGTTATTTTTTCGCCTGCTTTCCATATCCCGTAAAGCGTTAAGATGAACGCTACGGAGAATAACACAAACGCTAATTCTTCCATAATCACAAGTCCTCGTAATCAAGATTATTGAACATTCCGTTGAGTTGCTCGCTTGTGTAACTCTTTTCGGGCTTGTCCTTTTTCTTGCGTTTCAGGACGTCCCACACAACGCCTTTATATCCGTTAGCCATTGCTTCATCTATCGCCTTTATGACGTTGTTTTCTCCGCAACTTTCTATGTAGTTTTGAAGTTGTTTTATAAACGACTTGAAGCCTTGCTCCGAATACTTGAATTTGTGCTGTTCTTTCTTGTACTCGACCCACTCGCTAACCTTGCTTTTCATAGCTTCGGATAACTCGTAGTCATCGATTGAAAAAGATGTTCTCTCACTCGAAATCCCCCTTTGGGGGCTTTTGGGGGTATTATTATAATATTTAAAATATTCATCCTTATTAAGGGGCGACATTTTTGTCATGGGGTGAACGACATTTTTGTCACCGGGTGACAATCGATACGTTTGTATCGAAATGCACCTTTCCGAGGAAGAACCGCGCTCGTCGTGAAGATAGTTTTTGATGATATAACCGCACGAAACGAGAGTGTCTATCCAGCGTTGAATACTGCGCTCGGAAGTGCCGTAAAGCTTGGCGAAATACTCGTTTTTAGCCCAGCAAAAACCGTGCATATTGCAGAGGGCTGTTATCTCGCCGTAAAGCAGTTTCGAGTTCGCCGTAAGCCGCGCGTCGTATCTCACGTCCGCAGGTATCACCGCATAAAAACTTTGCTGTAAATCTTCCATTAACCTCTCTCCTTTTGCAGTTCGTACTTTTTAGCAATTAGCGGCGTTTCCTGATAAGAGTACACACGCTTCTTTTTCTCGTAAATGCCTATCTGCTTGTCGCAGTCGGCTATCGTTGTTGCCAACGCCCAACCGCCGCCCTCACGGTCGATTATCGGGTAAGCGCAACGCGTTTCCATTACACCCGCTCGTATTTCGCGCTTATCGCTCGTCATAAGCGTCATCGCTAAATCTTCGTAGTTCGTAAAGCCGTTTTGTTCTATCCTTTCCATAACTCGCTCGGCAATGCGGTTGCAACTTCCAAATTTCGCCTCTGTTGCGTTTTTTGCTTTCGGGAGTGCAGTTTTACGTTTGAGCAGTTCCTCGGCTCTGAACGCTAAAAACAGGTACGTTTCGATTATGCCGTTCTCTATTCGGGAGATGTCCGCTTTGGTCGCTTTCAGCCCCTCTTTGTTCAGCGCGGCTACGAGTTCGCTCTGACGTACGCCGACGCTGTTTCTCAATTCTTTAAGATTCATACGGTAGCCTCCATTTTTTACACAGTTTTTTATCAAGCACTATCGGCTCGATATGGTATTTTTTCAAAAACGCTTCTTTCGTGACGTTGTGCGCTTCGGTGTGGTGTTCCCGGCACAACGGCAACGCTCGCAACCCCTCATGCACTGCCTTGCTTCGGTCGTACTTGCTCCCGATAGCGTCGTAGTGGTGCAAGTCGGCTTTTCTGCCGCATACGCAACAGACTTTTTGCATTGCGCAAGCATAAACGTATTTTTGGACATCTTCGCACAGTTCTGCAAGCGGTATTCTTGTCGGAATTTCGTGCGCTATTATGAAGTCAATCAAATAGGTGATAAATTCTTTTGCCGTAGTCACGTCGCAGTCCGAAAGTGAAAATATGCCGTCCGCAAGCCCTTTCATCGTGTCGTGTATGAATTTAAGTTTGAACAATCTCTTCGTGTATTCGGGCATTTCGCCCATATACTCGGATATTTCGTTTAGTAGCGCGTATGCCTTTTTTCTCTGTTCGGCGGATATTTCCCGGCTATCGTTTAAGACGATTCGGCACGTTTTGAAGTCACGATTTATGAACCGCTCGGCGTTCGGGTAATCTGCAACGACCGTGAGTATTCCGCGCTCGTTATAGTCCTTTACTCTTCCGTCGATGATTTCCATTCTTTCAACTCCTTGATAAACGCCTTGAAGTCCGCTTCGGTTGCCGCCGATAGTTTAAGACAGTTATGTTCGGCAGCAAGTGCTTTTAACTCCGCTACCGTCATATCCTGCGGCTTATTAACCTCAATCAACTTTGCGCGGTCGTCTTTCAACAACTCTTCTTTGCTTTTCTTCGGCTCTTCCGTGTATTTGGTCTTGTCGTTCTCCCAATATGTATTTGCGCCAATTCCGAGATTTCTGCAAGCGTTTCCGAAAGCGTCGGTTACTGCCATTTTGTACGCCTCGTCGCTCGGTCGGAAATCTTCGCTCTTACGAACATATTTCAGCATTTTATTGCCGCCGATACCCGCGATAGGCTTGCTCCACTCTCCGTCGTATTTAATGAAAAGTTCGATTTCCGCATACGATAAGATTTCGCCGCATTGGTCGCCGAGGTTCTCGCTCCATACGCGTTTGATGTTGTAGTACCAGCCTACGCCGCAGGCTCCGAACCTTTCCGTAAGCACTTTTATGCGCCACATGGTATTGATGTCGGTTCCTTTGAAAGTGCCGTTATCGAACGGTTTTTGTGCCTCTTTTGGGACATTTGCCCAGCCCTTGTATAATTCCAAGTTGTCCATATGTCACCTCACAATATCTGCACGGAGTAGTTCGCTTGCATTTCTGCGCCCGGTACGGTTTCGCCCGCTTTTATCGCTTTCGTAATATCCGTTTTGGAAATGCTCGTTTCCGTTTTTGTCTTAATGAATTGTTCGGGGATAAGCATTTCGTCCGTAAGCACGCACCGCATAGTCTTTTTGACTTTCATTTCGATTTCGTCGTCCTTAAAACCTTGCTTGTCCGTCGCAAACAGAAGATAATCTGTTAAGCCCGTAATCTCTCTTTCAAGCGACTTTTTGATTTTGTTGTAGTTGTCGAGTTTCTCTCGTATGCTTTCAAGTTTGCCGTTCAGGTCGTCGAGATACACGACAACGCTTTTGATTTTCTCGTTCTTCTCAACCGTCAAGGCGTTCAGTCTTTCCGCAAGGTTGAATACCTCGCCCGTTTCCGTATCTACGCCGTTTTCGCCCATTACGATGACGGCGTTTTTATCAAGCAACTTTTCAATATCGCTGTTTATCTCAAAGAGTTTACGCATATGTCGCTCCCCTCCATTTTTACACACACGATTTTGTCGAAGTTCCTCGTCAAGGCGATTTCCCTCATTTTTGCCAACGCCGTTTTTTCGTCGAATTTTATGTAGGCGTTGCATGCTTTCCCATGTCTTATTACTACCATGTACATTTTTATTTACTCTCCTTTTTTATTTGTTCTACAAGCTTGTCCATTTCTCCGAGCAAGTCGGTCATAATGAAGTCTACCTTTTCAACGGCTTTTCCAATGTCGTATGCCGTTTCCCATGCTTTGCCGTCCCACGCTCCGTTTTGCTCCAAAGCAAGTCTTTTTTCTTTGCAGGTTTTCTTCCAACAATCGAGTTTCGAGCGCACATCTTCCGCTTCGAGCGTCATTCTGCATATATCGCTTACGTCAATCATTGTTCAAGTCCTCCGCCGTCTTTTTTGCTTTCAGCCAACGAAACCACGTTTCTTCGCAATCTTCGCACTCGGTTTTGTTGCAGAAAGTGCGAATCGGACAATGCCGACAATCGGTTGCGTATTTAAGCACACGCGCCAGTTCTTCCGTTTTTAAGTTTTTGATAAATTCTTCGTTAGTCATTATTCTATCCTCCATTGACTTTTTTGAAGTTTTACATACCGAGCAAATAATCGGTCGTGACGTTGAAAAGTTTCGCTATGAGTTTAAGGGTTTCGACCGACGGATTCATAAAGCCGCTTTCCATTTTCCATACGGCTTGACGGCTTACTCCGATTCGTTCCGCAAACTCTACTTGCGACAGCCCTTTCTTAATTGTACCACATTGACATATATTTGTCAAGCGTTTTTTAATAAAAATCTAAAAAAAATCTAAAAAAATGAAAACAATCTCAAAAAAGGGG